GCATTATGAGTCATTTTGACAGTTTGAGAGGAGTTGAAGTTCTAATGTATTAGATAATCTGTTATAACCACTTCCCACATGTAATTGTCCAATAAGTACGGAAAGTGTTGCTGCACCCCAGAAGATGTAGTACCAGGATGATTTAATTTGGTGTTTCTTCATTTACCAGTAAGTGTAATAGGTATATCCAAAGATTCTTTAGTAGTTGGTGGTAGAATTGGGGATATAAGTATTAAGAGAGGGAAATTGATGTCTGAAGACATGTTTGTCTGAAGACAGCGTATTTCCCTCTGTTGGGGAAAGGTCCACCCTTCCTCTCCCCTGTTAAGATGTCCTATCGCTCAAATCCAGGTAGGGACTGACTTTCCACCTTCTTTACTTCTAGCTTCCTCTCTTTGGTCTTTATTCATACCAAAAACTAGGTGATTAGCGGAGCTCTGAGGGTTCTCTATGAAGTCTTCTAGCATAGAGTTCCATTCTTCTCTTTTACGGGTCTTAATGGCCTCGTCAGCGCTAATAGAGAGTGCATCTGTGTAATACTTTACTCCTTGTGCAAGGCAGTCGAGTCTGTCATCATGTTTAACAGCACCTTTTTCTCTACACATACGGGACATTTGATAGAAAAGCATATAGAGAAGACGAAGTTCTGGAGCTTCGTTTGCATTAGATTTATAATCCCATTCAACAACACTTTTATCAATACATAAACGATGTTGATTAAGAACTGGCTCCAAGCTATCAATGATTCTATCTTCTTTCCTAACGTTAGCACGGGTTTCTTCTATAAATATGTTTTGTTTTGTCTGTTGAATATGCTTTTTAAATAGCTCTGCAACTATTCCATCACCAAAGTTTGATTCAATTAGGAGGGTTGTGGCGTTATATTTGTTACATCCTCGAAGTATATCCAACAAGGTGCTGTCTGAGTATCCATCTCTGTAAGCTCGCATTTCATGCAAGTATAGGAACCCATTTCGTTGGGAGAGGTAAGCAGCTGTTGTTTCGTCTGAGCCTCGGCCTGAGGGATCAACGGAGCAAATTGTTTCGGTGTAGGAGTCCCAGTCTCCAACCATCTGCATTGGAGAGTAAAAATAATCTCCTGGGAGTCCAACTGTTGGTAAGTCTTTGATAACGTTTGAGGGATCGGAGCACCATACAATGGATTCGGGAGCTTTAGTGGGGTTAACACTAGTAACGACCAAATCAGCCATCTTAAGTGGGAATTTCTCTGCATCACTTAAACTCGTATCAAGTTGAAATTGAAGCATAAAGTTACTTCGACCCATAGATGCTTCACGTTCTATTAGGTCGTCATTATCAAAGCGATCATCTGTTGTTTCCCATTCTAGCACCCCTGAATCGAGGTCGGCCTGGATCTGAGGTGCTAGTAATCCTTCATATTGAGAGAGCTTTGACTTACGGGGATATCTTGCTGGCCAAACGAACGGACGGTAGTTGCGCTCTGCCAACTTACGATAAACAGTAAAAGTAGTCTGAGGAGTCCCGAGATACATAATACGGCTATCGCTTTTGGGGGTAAGAATTGACTCTGCTTCCGTGCAGAGTTGAAGTAGTTTTTCACGCATTAACTCCGTCATGGAGTTTCCAGGAACCTCTATGTCGTCCAAAATCATTAAATCTGCGCGACTTCCTGTTAGCTGACCAGTTATGCCCACCGACTTTACGCTTGGGGCTTGGTGTGGAGAACAGTTTACGTCGAAGCTGATGCGACTCCAACGAGAGTCGTCCGATTTCGGTTGTAGGTGACTGAGCCATGGAGTTTCAATAATTAGTTTTTGTAAGAAGATTGACATGTTATCTGCTCTTTCTTTAGAAGCAGATATGATCATTATTTTTCTTTCTGGATCATTAAAGAGTGTCCAAAGAACAAAAGCGCCAGTAATCCAAGATTTACCAACACCTCTAAAGGCTTGGATCTGTAATCTTTTTGGTCCATTCTGTAAGTAATCAGCAATAGCGTACTGAGCACGTGTAGGGGATGGAAGATCTAGTTGAGACCAAAGTGCTTGTAAGAATAATTTAAAGTCTTCCTGTAGAGCGAGTAAAGGATCAGGTGTTTTACGCTTTTTTGTTCTTGCCATTGATTTTTAATTTCTCACTTAAATCTCCTTCTGTCCACCAAGTTTTACCTGATTTAGTGTCCAGATATTTAATCATAAGAGTTTTGAATCCACGTGCAGAAGATTTTACTTTTCTGTCTACAATTTTAATTGCCATAATGTTTTAGTTAAGGACATAGTTTACTAATAATTGATGTACATTCTCATTTGGATTTTTTAATATCATTTGTGTTAAAGCTGTAAAATCTGCTTTAGTCATGTTTTGTACTTTCTCAGCTAAATTAAAATCTATGAATTCTCTAGTTACCTGTTCATAAGGTATAAAGGTATCATTTTGTGTAGCTTTAATTAAAGCATCACCAGCATTAACTGACATTGCTTGTGCACCAGTCCTAGCATTTATATCACTTGGGATTATAGTTATATTCCACAATTCATCAGCACCTTTATTTTTAAATTTAGGAGCCTCTTTACTTAATTTAGCAAAATGCTGTACATCATGTATATGTTCTACTTGTAATTCTTTCCAATTTTTTCTACCGAACTTTGCAATTCCTTCTGCATTTAGTTCTCTTAATTCTTCTTCTATTGCTGTATAAACTTTTCTATTAGTTTTCCTATAACTTTCAACTAAATCTACGTTCGGATATTCAGACTGATATCTACTGAATTGAAACCTTAAAGTATCCTCATCTAGTTTTCGAGCTGCATTTCTATTTAGTGTTGCAATAGCTTTTCCTTCTTTATTCTTATAAACATATTTTGTCACACCAGTTTTTGATGATGTATAAGTACCTACAGTATAAATCTGACCATCTTTGGGATCTACAAATTTCTTATTAAAACCTGCTAGTGGGTATTTTTCACCTGCTTTTATTCTAGGTTCAGCATAATTTCTTGCAGCTTTATCTAAGTCTTTAAATGTTTGACTTGCTTTACCTTCTTTAGATATAGCAGCAAAGACATTCTGACCTAAACGATTATCTACACCTTGTTGTAAAAGACCACGATTAGATTGTATACCAATAGTTTCATAGACTGGTTGTAAATAATTTGTATCTAAAGCTGCCTTAATATTAGATCTAAGTGGTTGTGTAGCTTCATCAAGTTTAGTTAAGCTTTTTTGAACAATAGGTATTTCACCAATAATCTTTTTAGCTGCATATTTTCCAGAGACTAAATCTACAACTTCCATAGATGCTTCTTTAGGATCTCGCCAATTAACATCACCTACACTTTGAATAGCTCTAGCACCTATAGCACCTATATTGTGTGGTAAATTATACCATTCTTTAAATTCTTTAGTATCTTTCCAAGCATCTCTTAATAAATGTCCTGTAAAGTTTAAACCCTTTTCAACATCTATAGCTCCTTCTTTGACACCTTGATCAGCAACTGATATTGTAGTATCTTCTGATGTATCTTCTTTTTCTTTAGCTCTTTTCTTAGCTTCTTGAGTCAAACCTTGGTCTTCAGAGATTTGTATTCTCTGCATTTTTTTCCATCGACTTTTTTTCCCTTTTCTTCTGAAATCTTCTGCTTTATCTAGGGATTTACGTCTAGGACCATCTATCCAAAGAGTTTCTGCCATTATTTCCTTTTCGCACCTCCTCTACCACGATTGATCTTCAAGCTTTCTCTTCTATAAGACCCATCAGGTTGTTTAGAAGCATCTTGTTTAGATCCTTTTTTAATGCCTAACTTCTTACGAGCTTTAGCATGATCTCTTTTATACTTTTTAGAATGGGCGTATTTACCACCAGGGCTGTTATCACGTACATGCTTAGCACGTGATTTTGCATTCGTCCGATATGTGTCAGTTGATGATTTTGCCATACATTCTCCGTTTTACAAGTTCAGGATCAACTTTAGGAATTACATTGGCTAACTTATCTAAAGGACTACCTTCATAAGCTATACCACTAATATCATTTGTTTTTAACCAGTCACAAGCTGCTTTTAAATCTTGTGTAGAAGCTGTACCACTTCGGACCCGTTGTAGGAATTCTTCTGTGACAAGGCTATGTAATTCATTAAACTGGTCTTCTGTGGCTTTCTTCATTAGCTAAATAGTTTTGTTTTAACAATTTCTAATGCTTTATCATCAAGTTTATTATCAGTTCTCTTTACATAAGCTTCTAGTACATCTACTAGTAATTGCTTAACAGAATCTGATTTAATAAAGGTGAGTAAGATGGGCTTGATTAATAATGTCATTGTTTCAGTGGGCATTTAGTTTTAGGTTTTTGCCAAGGTTTATACCAAGGCTTAGGTGGGTTCTTACATTCAAGAACTTTTTTCTCTGCTTTCTTAAAGGCAGTTATAGGTATAACATCACTACATAAATGGTACACACGTGAACCAGGTAATAACATAAACCCTTTTTGTTGAAGTTTAGCACAGTTATCAATTCTAACTAGCTCATAATTCAACTTCATTTTATCATGTTGTGCTGCTGCTATTTCTCTACAGCGTTTTAAACCTTCTCTATCCAAAGGGATCATAAAGTTAATCTGACCACCCCAGTTCTCCGCTAAAGTATAGCTAGCAGGGTTCATTATACCTTCATCAATATCCCAAGGTTTAGTATGATTACCCATATAAAATGGGGAGAAGGTCATGGTAGCTCCATTACAGCTTATGTTTGGACCATAATGCTGCCTAGATGGAGCCCCATTATTTTGAAATTGGACGGCTTGGTTGGTTACATTGCCCGTTGCAGCCGCCACAGGATTAGATGTATTGTTTGTTTCTCCTTCATCAGCACGAACTGGTGCTACTGAGAGAAGACTGATAAGGAGACCGTAGTAGAAGTAGTGTCGATTTCTCTGTCGATTGATTCTACTTCCATAACTTGACTTGCAGCCCTCGTTACTATTTCTAGTGAGAAGGGGTCTCCAGCTGTATGTAGAGTAAAGACTGAATCTGTATCTACTATACCTCCAGAGCTTGCTGAAGTATGTGTTATATTTTCTCCTGACCATTTGTTTAACGCTGACCCATACTTGGTGATAGTTATGTCTTCTACTATCTCTTGAGTCGTTGTTGTTGTAGAGTTCATCGAACCCTGGGTGAATTGAGGTGTGACTAACTCTGCTCTTGCTACCGAGGGGGAGAACAGTGCTAAGAGTAAAAGCCATTTCTTCATTCTTCCTTTTTCTTTGCCATAGGACAGTTTACTGTGTTACTTTTATCTTTTGAATTACCAGTAGATAAGCCGAATGTTGCTAGAGCTCCAGTGAAGACACTGGCAACGAACGTGATATCTGAGTTACCAGATTTCTTAACTACAGGTAATTCTAAGTAATTTAAAGTTATAATAAACCCAGACCAAACAACTACGCCAAGTCTGACGAAAGTTCCAAGTATTTGGATTTGAGCATCTTGATCCTCTATTCCGTCTTTGATTTTGGTGAGGAGTCCTTTTTTTTCTTCTGGTTTTCCTTCCATTTATTAACTTTAGCTTGTAGTTGTTTTTGAACTTTCTTTTTAATTGGTTCAAATAATGATTGAGTAACAGAAGTAGTAGCTACTGCCACTACCGCTGTTGTTACTGCTGTCACCACTACAGCTGTTTCAGGTATTGGCATTTTAATATCCAATACAGGAATCTTTAAGCTGGGTGGTTCTGGTTGTTCAGATGTTTCCTCCGCCTTTACGTCCTCAGGAGCCTCCAAATCACTTGGGGGTATGATCATAGGTTTATAGGCTGGAACGTCCGCTGTAGGCGGTCTGAAGTACATCTGAGGGATATCTAAAGCTCTGGGTAATCTAGCTTTAGGTATATCCATTTATGACCAAGGTATACCTACACCAGTAGTTGGTGTTTTTTGTTCATTTACACCTTTCTCTACTGATTCTTCAATTCTAGCGACAGTACCATCGTTATCAGCATCAAGTTTTGCTTTAACCCAACCTAGTACTGTTTCTTCTGTTAGATCTGCATAAGGTACAAGAGTATCAGGCTTAGGAAGAGCTACTTCACCAGTAGCTCTGAATTTATAAGTACCATCTTCTCCAGTTACTCTAAATACTGCTCTATAGACATACCCATCTGCTAGTTCACGTTGAAGGGTGTTGATTTGCCAAGTTTTAGTAGCCATTTTAAGTTTGTTTTAAATAAATTGTTTATGTTTTAAGGTTTTGTCTTAACCACCCTCAAGGGCGGCAACTTTTGTTTTTAATGTTTCTACTTCTGCAGATAGTTCTTGTATTGCTTTTATTAATGGTGATATAAGTTCACTATAATTCAAACCAATTGGACCATCTGTTGGTATATTTAAAGCAGCAAAGTCTTGATCTGTTTTACCTTCAGTAGATAATGTTTCTTCTACATCTTGAGCAATAAGACCATAATGAGTTTTACTATCATCTTTATTCCACTTATATGAAACTGGTTTTAATTTATTAACAAAATTAAGACCTAAATCAGATTCAACGATAGTATTCTTTTCGTTTTTATCGGATGTTTGGATAGTACCGTTTGTTGCATAAATATTATCCCATCTATTTGATGATAACCCTAAATCGCTGTTATCATCAGAATAAGGGAAACAATTACCATCTATTTGTGCTTGTCCACTTACATCTATTCCATTTTGAGTTGTAGATAATTTCAGTAAGTTATTATGGTATAACTCAAATGTACCATCTGTTACACCTCTAGCTAACGTATTTCCACCACTAGATTGTAATCTAACGATACTACCAGAAATATTTAAGTCACCAGTACCAGTATCTTTAATATATGAGTTATCTTCATCGTGATAAATTTGAAGATCTGGCTGACCCCCGAACACAAGTTTACCATTATCTTCTATATAAATATTCCCAGCAGCAGCGGAGCCTTCCGTTCCATCCATTTGGATGTAACCGGTAATAGTAACACCTCCGGAATGTGTGTGAAATTTTTTCTGCCCATTATGATGAATCTCGGTTTGTGCTAAAGGATAAACAATAATGCTATCTTGATCTTCTCTAGCCCCTATTTTTACTTCATTTCCATTGCCATTTGTATTACATAGACGAAGATCTCCAGTAACATTTTTCACCCATGACTCAGTACCATCGTGAAAAATTTCAAGATCTGGACCATCCCCTAATGTTAATTTACCTGAGTTATGTGGTACTTCTAAATAATATCCACCAGGTACAGAAAAGCCCGACGAAGTAGTTTCACATCTCTTTGAGCCATTATGATAGAAAGTATTAGCACCACCAGCAACAAATGATGCAAGAACCTCAAAGTTCAGTAATCCTGTACCAGTTCGTTTATGTAATATAATACCATCATTATCATCATGAACTTGTAAAACTAAATTTCTACCTGATGCAGAGCTTATATAGTTTGTATTTTCATCAGTACCTGAATTACTTTCTCCATGCCATATTTGAAGATCTCCAGCATCACCCATTTTTAACTTTTCATCATCATCTGCTAGATAATGACCAGTTATTGAAACATCACCCGTTACATGTATTCCGTCGGCATGTGTCTCAAATTTCGGGTTAGTGGAACCATCGTAATAGAGTTTTACTTCACCATTTCCACTGTCGTTGAATTTAGCAAAAGTTTCACTGTGATCTGCTGATTCTATATATACCCCTGATCCACCAATTGCAAGAACACCTGTTCCACCATCAGTAATCTTAGAGTTATTCCCATCATGATAAATTGAAAGATCTCCTGAACTGCCGAGCTTTATTTTTCCTGTACCATTAGGTATTGTGAAATGTCCGTCATGCGTCAATCTCGCTCTTAAAGAACCACCAGTAGAAAAATCAATCGTTCCATTAGCACTACCAGAATCACCCGCTAGCAACCAAACTCTTCCTTCATTACTTGAGTATTCATTACCACCTAACATTATTCCACCGCCTCTACTCTGAGAAGCGTCTCCACCACCATTAATGTTTAACCATTTACTATCGGAACCATCTGATGTATCTAAAACTATTTTCGATTGAGTTGAATTATTAATCGCTAAGTTGCCCCTTAATGTAGCCCCCGTACTAGTTGTCTCAAATTTCGGGTCAGTAGCACCAGCGTAAAAGAGTTTTACTCCTCCATTCTCTGTAGCTCTGAATATATCTTCACTAAAATCTGAGTTACCTACTGAAAATGATTTATTATCACCTAGATATACATTTAAGTGACCATTAATAGCTTTAATATTATTATTACTTCCGTCACTAAAAATTTCAAGATCAGCTGAAGTTCCAAATTTAATCTTCTGATCATTATCTAAACGTATTTCATCTATATATGCTACACCGTCAATATAGAGATCTTTCCATTCGTAATCAGAACTACCAAGATCAAGGTGGTTATCTTCATCAGGCTGACAAGTTCTGTAGAAACTAATACCACTAGTAGTATGGAATGATGCTAATGGATCAGAACCTGCATAAATATTAACAACTCCAGCACCAGACTTAAGATTTATAGGTCTACTACCTGTTTCAATATAGGCTTGACCACTAGAGGCATCGGTGAAGTAAATATCGAAATCGTCAGCAGTAGATCCTAACTTAATCTTCTGATTATCATCTAAAGACACTTCATCTAAGTAAGCTACACCGTCAATATAAAGATCTTTCCATTGAAGTGAACTTGAACCTAAATTATGAGTATCATCTTGATAAGGTAACCAGTCATCATCTATCAAACCACCAAGGAAGCTATATCCAAATTTAAAAGCACCATTATTGGTAACACTAAATGATGCATTACCTGTCTCTACAACAACTCCTTTGTCAGAATCAATATAGAAAGTATTCTCGTTATACCATATTTCACCGTCATCATCATCACCAAATAGAAGTTTTCTATTATCTGCATTTAAGTGGATATGTTCACTACTAGTGAATGCATCAGTTGCATCAACCCAATTAAATGTTTTATCAGTTGCACCTTTAATTGTTATACCACCACCATCAGCTGTTGTATCTGTAGGAGTTGATACTTTTGCTAAAGTTATATTTTTATCTTCTACTTCAAGGGTACTTGTATTTATAGTTGTTGTTGTACCAGTAACATTAAGAGTACCTTGAACAGTTAAATCCTCAGGTATTACTACATTACCATGTTGATTAACTTTCAGACCAAGTGTACTACTATCTCCTGCATAAATAAATACTTCACCCGTTGTAACTGCACCACTATATAAGTATAAATTACCTTCATTAGTTGCTTCATTACCAGACAAGGAAATCGTAGCACCTCTAGCATTACTAGTACCACCTCCACCACATAGATGAAGATTTTTAATATCACTACCGTCATCAGTGTCTGCGCTAATCTGCCCAACTGTTGTAGATAATTTTAATGTAGTAAATGTACCAGCAACTGAAGTATTAGCACCTATAGTTGTTCCGTCTATGCTACCTGAATCAATATCTACTGAATCTAAGTAAGCTGTACCGTCAATGTATATATCTTTCCATTGAGTACTTTCTGAACCTAAGTCATAAGTATCGTCGGCTCCTGGTATAATAGGCCAATTAGCATTAATTTGTTCCGCAGTACTATGAAGCTGGAAACGTATTGTGTCTCCTACATAGAAATTTTGAGTTGAATCTGATTTTATATCTAAAGCATCATCTGCATCTATTATAATATCATCATCTGATTTTAGAGTTAATGAATTTCCAGTAAAGTATATTTCAGAATAATCAGTAGAATCAGTTCCTAACTTAATCTTTTTATCGTCAGGTAAAGTCAAATGGTTAGCTATATCTACATCACCGTCTTTATTAACAGTTAAACCAAGTGTACCATCTGGTCCAGCATATATTTCTACTTTACCAGTGGAAGTTGTACCACTAGCTATTGATACCTTACCAGCCTGAGTATGCTCATTACCGTAGAGATGAAGTTGACTACCTCTGCTAGCAAGAATATCACCACCACCACTAATGAATAATTCCTGATTATCACTACCATCAGAAGTATTTGCGACAATTTTATTTGGGTTTGAGGTACCGTCATCTATAATTAGCTTAGTAAAACTACCTTCAGCTCGAGTAGTAGCTCCTATAGTTGTACCATCTATGTTACCGCCATTAATATCAGCTGTAGTTATAGTACCTGTAGTAAACGTACCAGCTGCAGCTGAATTAGCTCCGATAATTGTACCGTCTATGTTACCATCATTAATATCCACTGCATCTAGATAAGCAGTACCATCAATATATAAATCTCTCCATTCAAGATTTGTTGCACCTAAATCATGTTCACCGTCTTGCATTGGCACGATAGGCCAACTTGTTTGAACCGAGTCATTACCATCGTTGATCATAAATCTAACGATGTTATCTACCATAAATTCCTGATTATGATCTGTCTTTACAGTTAAATTACTACCGTCATAATATATCTCAGTCTCACCATTAGATCCTAACTTAATCTTTTGATCATCTAGTAAATTTACTTCAGTAAACGTTCCTGCGGCTGCAGTAGTAGCACCAATAATTGTATCGTCTAGATTAGATGCAGTTAAATCAGTGAATGTTCCAGCCGCTGCAGTAGTGCCACCGATAGTTGTACCATCTATAGCCCCACCATTTATATCAGCTGTAGGTATTACTGCTTTACCGTCTTGATCAACAGTTAAACCAATTGTAGTACTAGGTCCAGCAGCAAGTACTATTTTACCAGTAGAAGCTGTTCCACTATATATAAGCACTTCACCAGAGTTAGCATTAGCTTCATTTCCATATAAACCAATTAAAGCTCCTCTATCCTTATCATTATCCCCACCTCCACATAGTAATAAAACTTTATCATCATCACCATCAGAAGTGTTTGTAGTAATTTTAGGTAAAAGTGATGTTAAAATGACATCAGTGAAAGAACCTGCTGCGGGAGTTGTAGAACCAATAGTTGTTCCATCTATATTACCACCGTTTATATCAGCTGTAGGGATTACTGCTTTACCATCTTTATCAATAGTTAAACCAAGTGTAGTACTAGATCCAGCAGAAAATGTTATTTTACCATCTGTAGTTGCACCACTACGTATAAATACATCACCAGGATCAGAAGATGCTTCATTACCATATAAAGCAAGTAAACCACCTCTACTTGTAGCAGTATCGCCACCACCACAAATCCAAACTCCTTTATCATCACTAGCATCAGAAGTATTTGAATGGATTCTACCTGGATTTTGTGTTAGAATTATTCTATCTAAGGTTCCAGTTGTAAAAGTACCAGCGGCTGCAGTAGTAGCACCAATAGTTGTATCGTCTATGTTACCGCCATTAATGTCTGCTGTATCAGCTACTAATGAATCGATGTTTGCAGTACCATCAATATATAAATCGTTAAACTCTACTCCATCTGCACCTAAATCAATATTCCCATCAGTAAGGGGTATGATATGAGCATCAAATCTACCAGTAGGTGTAATGCTATCAGTAGCAGCATTTCCAAGATCTACATCACCAAGAACAGTTAGATCTTTTATTTCAGCTGTATCATGTATATAAAGATTTTTCCATTTATTAGTACTATCTCCTAAACTAGATGTTGAATAATTAGTACCGTTGGCGTCTGATCCAGCAGGTATAAGACTACTACACTTTGCCAGGAATCCAACAGTATCATCATCTATACTATCACCTATTATTAAGTTCCCACTCACTTGGAATTGGGAATCTGTTGTTAATTCTAAACTAGTAAATCTACCTGTTGCTGGAGTTGTAGCACCAATAGTAACTCCATTAATTGTACCTCCTTCAAAATCAACATCCCATAGAGGTTGGTCTTTTTCTTCTTGTAAAGCGTATAAAGCTTGATCTACATTATTATTTAGATCAGCTGCACGTATAGATGAACCAGCTGCAAATACACCTTTAGGGTTATCTACTTCTGTATTTCTAAATACTCTTACTTTAACTCCACTTTTCGGAGCTCCAGTATTTTCTTGTACAGTATTATCAATACTAGTATTGTTGAATGTTATTTGAGCTGGTGAGAGGGATACTGTATACTTTGTTGCTGCTTGTAACCCCCCATTTAAAGCAACTTTAACATCTTCAGTTTTTAATACAGGAAATGGATATATAAATACTAGATCTGATCCATCACCTGTGTGTTCTTGATAAGTTGTAGCCATTAATCATGTTTTCAGTTGTTATAATTGGCGGGTGAATTTATTTTGCTATGTTTAAAGTTTCTTGTAATCCTGCATCTTGATATAGTTGATCTATATTACCAGCTTTCTGGTTATAGTCTGCATTGATCTTCTCATATTCACGTTCTCTAATACCAGATCTCATTGGTTCGTCTAGATTATCTTCTGCAAATCGTTTACATTGAGCATAAGCTAGAGTAAGTCTAGCAAAAATATTAGCATATTTAGTGCTATCTAATACTTCAGAACTAATCCAACCTCTACGTTGAGCTTGGATGATATTTTGAAAACCTTTATAAACGGTACCATCAGGTCCAGTATGAGTCAATTTATTAGCATCTTTCATTATTTCATTAATTTTCTGCTTATAAATACCTTGCTCACCAATCTTAGAATTAATAGCAGCAATCTCATGGTTCTCTAAAATGACACCTCTTTGACTCATTCTCATAGTAGGTGAGCTATTAAATTCTATATCAATTAAGAATTGTCTTTCTTTAGAAGGACGTGAGGTTACTTTCATTGGTCCTCTATTAAATACTCTTAAGAACCAGTTATCCTCTTTACCAATCTCTTTACCATCAATAGGATCAACTACAGAAGGTAATGCACGTGTAGGATCTACAGCATCTAACCAAGCATTTCTATTTCTTAAATGATCGTCAAGTTCAGAACGTATTTGACGTAATTGAGGATATAGTAATTTACCTAGTTCATTTCTTAAACTACCTAAAGGTGCAAAGTTATTACCAAATGATGTTGCCCATCTTGAAGCTGCAGCACCGTTACCTTGTAAGACATCAAACATTGGTTCTAATTGAGATAGAACTGATCTATTAGTAACAGCTGAACCTAATACAAATGTCAATTTATTAAATAAATCTTCTTGTATACTAGATGATAGACTATCAAAGTTATCAACAACATCAACTGTTAAAGATAACCAGTCTCCTATTGGACCCATCCATTCATAACTAACTTGTTTATTAGTACCAGGTACTTTACATGACTTAGCTTTCCAACCACTTCTAATACGTTGTTTCTGTACAGCTTTATTATAATGTCCTGTACCAGTACATCTGTCATTAACCATAGCCATTCCAGCCATAGTAACAGCTAAACTTCCTATAGCAGCTTTACCTTTAACTTCATATCTAAGAGTTTCAAATGTATCTAAAGCAAATTCATCTACTAGTTTACCTTTACTTTTTAGAATTTCAGATATCTCATCAAATGAAAAGTCACTAACTTTCTTCATCCCTAATGGACCCCACATCTTTTGATAGTCAGCAGATAATATACCAGCTGGACTCCACTTACCAAATGTATCTATAACATTAGCAGTGGTCTTAGGGAACCATATAAAGGATCTAGCAGCAGGGAAACGTTTAATGAATTCATTCATCCCTTCTGTAATAGGTGAGTTAGCATTAAGTGCGATTTCACTTGTTGAATAATCTACAGCATCACTTTTAACCAATCCATTAGAATCAATGAATGTATCATAGATCTCATCAGTAGCCTGTTTAAAACTTTTCTCTGTTATTTCATCACCTGATTGAGCTAGTTTATTGAATGCACGATATTTAGCTTCTGTACTAGCAAGTACTGATTTAGAGAATCCGTCTAATGCTGACATACTATTACCACCAAACCTGAGAACAGGGTCTTTAGCTAAAGCATCAAGATCATCATAGACACTAAGTAACATAAGACCACCATCTTCACCATTTTCTGAAGCTGCGAATGCCCATGATCTAAGTGCGTCTAAACCTTTAACTTCTTGTATAGCAATATCATCACGCATTATATAAGATACTTCGTTTGGATTAGTAGAAGCTTTTCTAAAGACTAATCTTAAATGATCTGTAGCTTTCTGTAAGGTATCATCTAATGAGAAATGAGCTACCATAGCTTTCTTAGCCTTAACTAAATCACCATGTGCTACAGCCCCAGTAATAGTAGCTGCACCTTTACCTAATAAACCAGTTAAGTTACCTACACCAGCATTTAGAGGAGTTGACATAGCTGATAGTGCAGAGTTAAATAAGTTACTCCACATAGCTTTATTAATTATAGAAGGTACTTGTGGATTACCATCATATAAAGCTTTTTTAAATGTAGCTAGATTATCACCTGCCCAATTATGTAGTTTCCATAGTTTATCTACATCACCATCTGTAAACTCATTAGCTAATAGAAGTGGTCTAAGGAATTCTGGATTCTCTCTAGCTACTTCTTTTATTGTACTAGACCATTCTTTTGCTCTAGGTATAATCTCTGTTAATTTAGCATTAGAATTAGCTAAGATTGTATCAGCTGTAGCATTCATGATTTCTTTATCACCTGTTTCTACAGCATTCTTCCAATCAGTCATATTAGAAAGCATAGACCTTGCTTCAAAATTAGCAAGTCCTTTCTCTACTTGTAATACTTCTAATCTATCTGCCATAGCATCTACGGTTCTAAGAACAGAAATGTTATCTTCCATCAATCTAGCACCTTCTGAGAAGTCTGCTATCTGACCAGCTTCTGATGTTACTAGATATGCTCTAGCTTTCTGTACATCTAAATCAGCTAGTTGTAATTTTAATTCCTTAACAGCTGCATTAATACCTTTTTTACCTGTAAGTCTAATAGGAGATCCTTCTATAGAACGTTTAAATTCATCTAAGATTCCTATGATTTCATCTGTTGATACTCTTGGATCTAAGATAGTAGCTGCTAATCTTTTGCCTGCAGCATCCATCATGTTAGCAGAGATTGTTTTAGTATTTCTTAATCTTTTACTAGCAGGTCCAGCTTCTTTTAATTGACTAGAAAGTTCTGATACAAGTGTTCGGTTGGATAAGTTTTGTAATTCAATACCTTCTTTTCTAGCAGCTTCATGTACTAAGTTACCAATACGACCCCAACTAGAATCTATATTATTTTGAATTTGAGCAGCATCAGCTTGAGCACCAAGAATACCATCAGCATCTTTTGTTCTTACTAATGTTTCAGTTTCATCAAACTGATTCCAATCAATAGCAGGTTCACCTTTACTAATATAGTATTCGTTTAAAAGATTAAGTTCTTTCTCTTTTCTAGCATATCCTCTAAGTACGTTATCTTCGATTGCTGTGTCAGAGAATTTAATATCTGAGAATTCATCTCCAACTTTAATCTCTTTACCATCTTTACCGATGAATTTAGAAGTACGTTTAATACTTCTACCTCCTTTAATTAGATAAGCAGCACCTTCAACTATACTAGCAAGTACGTTAAATATAGCACCTTCTGCTACATTCTTAGCACGTTTTTCACCTGGACTATCATCAGCAGTTGTAGCCCAACTATCAGGTATCCATTGAAAAGTTTTAGGGAAGTAAGCTTTTAATATACCAAAGACATTATCATCTTGTTGATTCTGTTTAGATATATAATCTACTGTAGCACCAGTACCTACATCAGCACCAAACTTAGCAAACCATTCAAATGATTTACTGTTACCTAGGTTCCGTAACCAAGGTGCTGCTTGTCCTGCTGCGTGTGCCTTAGCACCAGCTTGTAGTAATTTAGCTCTAATACCTAATGATGGTATTACAAGACCTGAGATGTTACGAATAGCTTCTACAGTATCACTTTCATATTTAGGTAGTTTAGGTATGTCAGGACCACCAGCAGATAACATATTAATAGTATCTATTATAGTATCTGAGATACCTACAATAGGTGCTGCATCTTCATATAGATCTTGACCTACACCTTTTATAAAGTCACCTACACCTGATGTAGGAGCTTCTTCTTGTCCTTCCGTAGAAGGTTGCTGTTCTAACTCAGGTTGTATAGGAGTATCCGTAGATACTTCTGGTTCTGGTTGTACAGTTCTATTCATAAAAGTACCTGCCTCACGAAGCTTTTGATCTAAATCTTCTTGAGACATTCCTTCTATATTTAAATTAATTTCTGACATTTATTCATCTTGTGTTGATAAAATTTCAATTAATATTATTTTATCCTTTGGCGTGAAATAATCCCAACCTTGGTATTTTAACTTACTCCTAAGTTTTTGGATTAATGCTTTTTGAGAACTATCAGATGCTTCCTTAAATACTGTATCTAATCCATCCTTTAATTTACGGTGAGCGTTAAGATTAGCCTTTGCCTCAGAAGGTAATTTTTTAAAGTTATGAAGTTTAGCAAAGTCAGAGTCCATACTCTTTAAAGCTAAGTCAAAAGCTTGAGGAAGTGTTAATTTTTCTTTTCTAGCTATATACTTCATATCTTCACTGAAATATCCATTCTGTTTAAATCCTAACATCATTCGATTAGTAAAGATTGCTTCAGGTTTTTCACGTCTTTCATCTACACTTAGATTAGAATTATCTCGTAATATTTTATTATACTTACTCTCTATATTAGCAGACGGTTTATTATGGTTGTAAGTACCATATCCTAAATCAATATCAACTTGATTTATATTTACCCACTTGTGCTCACCCCATTTTGATTTATCTAAGGAGAACATACCACCTTCTTCTGTACCCCATCCGTTTCCTATTTTGAATGCATCGACATCTTTCTTAATAAGAGCTGCGATATTAGGAGTTGTTGTACCATTTTTTCTATCTTCCCCAAGGTAGTAAGCTAATCTCATTTCACTGAAATCTACTAATTTCTGAACAACTGCACCGTCCTCTTGAGTGATCGGTTGACCTGGTTCTAATGATCTAGTTGTTCTTAATTTATAAACTTCATTCTTAAATAGATCTGTGTTATAACTATGTTTATTATCAGATTTCCATTTCTCTTTATCTTTTTTAATTTTTACCCATTTATCCCTCATAGCTCTATTAGGCTCTTGATTCAACTCTTCTATAGAAGGTAGTTTTCCTCTTAATTCTAAATCAGTATAATATTCATCTCTTTCAGTTTCATAAGATTTAGATTGTTCTTCAGGATTTATACGTTCATAATCTGCATACTGTTCTTGAGTTAATAAATCTCTACCTATTAATGGACGCATTAATTCATCAGCTTCGTCATATTTACCTTGAGTTTTTAAGAGCCTAGCTTTTTCATATATACCTTGATCTATTTTTGTTTGAACGTCAAGTACACCACTCTGACCTTCATCTAGTGCTTTAGTTAGAAGGCTGAAGTGTTTACTATCTTTTTTGAAAAAAGCATCAATAACACTAGCCTTACCATTCTTACCTGCAGGATGTGGGAATTTATAATCTTCTAAACCTGCAAATGCACCATTTGGTATGAAACTATTTTTACTTAAATGTATTAAATCACCTATAACACTTTCAGTAGCTCGTTGTAATCTAGTATCTCCATCTTTAATATGACTGAAATCCTTTCCAGCTGTTAATATAATTGCCTCATGTACAGCTTGAGGTAATGCTTTAATATCTACTGAACCTCCAGATACTTCTAAAATAGATAATTGTAATGCATGGTTTTGCTTAAATAATTTATCATTAGTTGAAGTAGTACGAGTACCTTTAATAGTTTCAGTTTGCCTTTTTAATTCACCTGCTAGAATTGCATTAGCTGCTTTTTCACTTATACCAAATCTTGCTAATTGATCGGTTTTATATCTATTTATTTCAGTTATTTCTTGTTCATCACTAAAATTTTCCCACTTTTCTGGATCTTTTGCTTTTTCAGCAGCTGCCCATTTTTCCGATAGAAAAGGTAATTGAGTAGAGAATTGTCTAGCAAGAGTTTCTTGGAAAATAATCATTCTCCTTGGATCTTGTTTTAATATAGCTTGTGCAGCTTCTCTACTTTTTTCAGAAAGTGATGCTAATAATGGATCAAAAAATTTAGAATCCTTCCATATATCATTACGATCTCCTTCATACTCCGATATACTCTTAATAAAACCTTCACTTAATTCAGGATTTAAACTGAATATATTTGATAATTCCTTTTTATATTCTGAATCTTTCTTCTCTTGTCTAACTTCATTTGCTTTAACTGCAGCTCCTATTGAACTAGAGAACCCAGCAAGACTTGAAAATACTTTAGCAATGTTCTCATTCTCAGCCTTTCTGACCATCTGTTGATCACGTTGTCTAAGCTGATCGTGATGTCTTTGTAATTGTTCTGATTGTTTAGCATAGATCTTTTCTAAAGATGTAGTCCAATCAGTGGGTGTTTGAGGATAGTATTTAGCCATTAGCAACCTCCCTAAAATCTACATCAATAAGATTGTAATTAACACGATAGAAACCATCATCAGCTAATATAGCAGCTTCTGGTACAACTTTAATTACTTCGTCAGCCATAGCTCCAATGTATTGTTTAGCCTTACCAATGTAGTTAAACTTGTAAACACCTAAACCAGAGATAGATTCACCTATCTTTTTGATGTTTTCTTTTAGTCGTCGGTCACTAGCCATAGGTCCGGCGCCTTGACCAATTGGAGCTGTATTAATGAATGAACCTTTACCTAACCCTGGGAAAGCACTTTTTATTGAACCTACTCCTGTAGCAATAGTTGCAATAGAACTAGCTATACTTAAAGCATCCATAAACGATGCCATACCTACATTCTGATATACAGGTTTAGGAGGTGCAAGGTCAGGGTTCTTGATAACATTATTGTTTGCAAACATTTGCATCTGTTCTGATCTAGTTTGTGCAGCAGCTTTAGCTCCTTGTTCACTGAGCTTTCTACCTGCTTGTGTTAATTTATAAGCTCTACGTGATCCTTTGGCTAAATAATTACCTAGATCAAGTGCAGCTATTCTATCAGCAGATCGACCTGTTCTACCGCTAGCAGCTAGCTTAGTTCCTGTATTGTTTTGAAGGAATTCTTTCCATTCAGCTTCATTCTGTTGGAATGCTTGGTCAATTAATTCCCCATGTTTCTCTTGTATTTCGGAATAAACGTTAGCTAACCCAAGGTTGCTAGCATCTATACCTTGTTTATATTGGATACGTTCAAGGTTAGTTATACTTAATGTCTGCATCCAATCCCGCTCTCTTTTATCGAGCTGGTATTCATAATTACGCCTTGCTGCTTCGTTGGCAGCTCTGGCTTGGGCTCCTAAACACACGGCAAAATTCTATAAAGGTTAGTTGGTTAGGTCCATGTTTCAACTCACGAAGAAACTTAAACCCAAGGAAGCGAAGTAACTTAAGGTGAACAATATTGCGTTTATCTACAATATTCCAAAGTAACTTTTCATTTCTACTTTCTATATAACGCTTTGCTTCCCGTGCAAACGTTAATGGATATTCATGAATAGCGGGTGTACATAACATCCAGATTCGACCACCTGGATCTACTCCAGCCATTCCGGCAGTCTTGCCGTTAGGCGCTTTAAAGTACACGCAGGAGCTGCTCTGAGCCACTGAAGTTAAGTGTTCTATAGGATCTACCCCATAGCCCTCTTCGGCTTCTCTACGGTCTTCTGGACGTAGATTAGAGGCCACCTCAATGGCAGCCTCCAATGTAATTGAGTGGATATATTTAGACATGTGATAAATGTACTTTCAATCTATCCATTGTATCTGACATCCATGATCTCCATGGGTTTCCTAATGGACAATAAGTAGGTTCATAGAACTTACGTCTAGCTAATGTATCGTAAAAGAATTGAACCTCATGTTCATGTAATTCTATTTTACACACGTTGATAATAATTGGTAGTATATGCTCCTTCCCAAGACATAGAATATAATGTCGCAGGTGTAGGATGTGTCGATTTAACTATTAAATTAAAGTTTTTATTTTTTTCATATACTGGTATTGTTTGTGTTATTAAATCATTTACAGCTATTTTATCAGCAGTATATGAATCAGCTAAAGGTGATTCTCTAGATTCTGTATAACTTGAACTAGCTTTACCAGTTCTATCTAATGTAGTAATATAAGATCCTGAACCTCCAAAGTTTATTTTTAATCTATGTACAGTTAATGAACCAGTAGTGTCTACTTTAATAGCATCACCTGTTTGTTGAGTATAATATATGGTAGGGAATTGAATTTCCATATCATAGTTATAACCAGCAAAAATATTGGTACTTCCCATCCAATCACCAGTTAATTCAAAATTAGTTGTTCCTAATAATGGGATATAATCACCAGTATCAGAGAAAGCATAGATTGATTTATCACTATTATTGAATCCATCTGGTTTTTTGGCAAGACTTTTATTATCAATACTATCGTACATAAATGTAGTTATATCTGAACTGGAATTATCACTAGCATTTACTTGAACATATCCAAAAGCTTTACCATCACCATCTAAAGGTAAATTATTTAATAAATCAGCATTAGAAGAATTATCAAAAACACTACCAGGATGAATAGGTTCTATTCTTACATAACCACTATAATTACCTTTAACTTCATAAGTCGTACCATTTGTAGCATTAAGCGTAGCTAATGTTGGTTGGAATATTAAATTAACATTAGTACCAACATTTCCTAGATTATCAGTTGTATATACATCTATATAATCAGCACTACCATTCCATGTGAATTTATAAGCTTTGTCAGGGAATTTATATGTATTATCTAAATATACTCTATAAGTAACATCATCACTAGCATCAGTAGTACCTTTATCATCTACAGAAATATGTGTATCATCATCTATTTTTATAGCTATTTTCTGTAAAGTATCTTTAGAGTTATTACGTAGTACTACAAATAATGCATCATCTAATACTGCAATATGCTGTATAGCCCCTGCTAATTCCCAAGTAAACCAAGATTGTTGTAAACGTTTCTCACTAGAATTGAAGTACTTATAACCATAAATAGTTGAACTATCTTTCTTAGTAAAGAATATGATTGAGTTTTCCCTTGAATTAGCAATTAAGTTTAAATCTTTGTCAAATAATTTACTAACAACTTTTGTTTGATCAACTACAACAGGTTCACCTTCACGTAATACATTAGCCATTTCCCATAATCTAGAATACTTACCAGCATTATCTAAGAAAGCAGTAGTAGTACCTAATGATATAGGGTTAGTATTAAAGTTAAAGTTATAGGTAGAAATAGTATTAATCTTAGCTGTCTGAGGACTTAAGACATCACTATCAGTTGTTACTAAGTATTGTTGATTCTTACTAAATAATAAAAGACCACTATTAGTCTGTACTCCATCATAAATAATAGCTGGGAACTCAGAGCTAACTGATATATCAATAACATCTGAAGCTGTATATGTAATAGCAGACTTAGGCCAGTAGTTAAAGTATTCTCCAGGTTGAGACATTATGACATTCTCATCACTGAGTAATACCATCCTGTTTCTCCAGAATAGCATCTTATTTATTGTACCTACATAAGTATTGCTATTTGATTTCGGTAGTCCATCACTTGTTTTTATAAATGATGGTTCAGGTACAGTATCTGTATTACCAACTAAACAAATTTGCCAATCTATTTCATCAAGAGTAAACGTACCATCAGCATTTCTTACCAATTTAATTGGCATTGTATTCTCATCAAATGCTACCTTTCTACCAGGTTTAGGGCATTCTTCCCATACACCTGTACCATCACGACCATTATCTGATATGAATCTTACATAATAATCATCTTCATTAGCTTCACTATTTCTTATTTTAACTGTATAACCATCTACACATTGATTAGGTAAATCAGCTATATCTTGTACTTCATTAGTAAATACATTTAATAAATCAGGTGAAGGTGTATTGATATTGAAATCATTTGTTTCTTCCCCATTTCCGTTAAGAATAGATGGTCTAGTTATATGTAATCCATTACCAATTTGTTTTACATTGTCAAAGTTAGCACCATCATCAGCATCTATAGCAGCCCTTAAATCACCTAGTATACTTTCAGCTGTAACAGTTGTTTTAGTATCAAATGATGTTGGTGTAGTACGTATTAATCCAAGATTAGCTTGTACTTTAGATACACTAACTTCTTCAACTGTTACGGTATATAGACCATTTTTCATAGTTATAATTATTTCATCACCTACTTCCCAACCTGATCCACCATGTAATAAATCATGGGTAGTAGTATAACGACATTGATATGCTGGTGATGAATCAGTACCACTACCTTCAGGTACAGCTTGACCTGTTGTGGTTAATCTAAAATATAAGTCTTGCTTACTATTATCTATTGTACCTGTTAAAGTACTTTCTAATTCACCATATTGACCATCTGTATCCTCAATAGTTCTAATATCACCACCTGAAGTATATTGTCTAGTTAGTTCTGTAGTAGTAATAGGTTTAGCTCCAGGGTCTTTATAAATTATATCGAACTCCTCTGTACCTACATATATAATTGAAAATGGTAATTTAGTATAATGTGTATGTTCTTGCCATCCAGTTATAAGATCGTGGAGAGTACTATAGGTGGCATTTTCAACTGTAAGGGTAATATGTGTATCATTATGTATATATTTCCAAGTATTACCACCTATAGTTTGCGTACCAGTAGATACACTAGGTGCGGTTGAACCTGTAGAGGTACCACTTGTTGTTGCTTTATATATCTTAGAATTAGCTGATACATAATCTCCAACATTATAAGCTGTACTCCCAGCCCAAGCTGGAGGAGTATATATGAATTTATAAGTACATGCGGTATCAGTTATAATAAAATCTGTACCCTCGGTAGTACCTATTACAATATCTTTTACTTTATGTTTAGAATGTAATCCACCACTTTTATTAAATATTTCAGTACCTACATTTGGACAGTAACTATCATTATCTAAATCTTCAGAAATTATTTTTAATCTAGTAACAGTGGAAACTGTCTCTGGATCTCCATCTGTATTATCATAAAGATTTAAAGCATACTGACTAGCATAAGCTACTTTTTTTAATTCAACAAAAGCTTCTGGATTTCTTATTGGGTTTTTATTAGATTCACCATCATACACATTCGGAGAAGTAGTATCTAAAGCTTTCATTTCAGTAGCTTTAGTTCTATTTGTTATATAGGTATAGTCATTTAAAGTTAATGTTTGTAAATCAGCATCAGCAGTATGTGATAAATAAGAATTTGAAGATAGATTATTTGTTACTGTTTTCTCAGCACCTGTGGCACAATCCCACATTCTAACTGTACCTGTTTGACTTATCTGGCCTACATATTGCTCATTCTCATCTCTATAATAGTGGAACCATTTACCATGGGTTTCGGAGTTTGCAGAACCATCACTTAAAGATGCTATTAAATTACTTCCAGGTCTTTTCTTTAGACCTTCTACTACATCAGGTAATACGTTCTTAGCTGTAACAAGTTGTCCTGGTAATTTCTTTTCATCTGGTTGCTGAGAAATACCACCTATGTAATTATCTATTGTTTGAGTAATACTTGTCATTAGCGTGATAATACTTGATATGGTTGATAAGATTGATATCTAGTCCCATGCTGTGTACCAAAGAATGAATTATCCCCTTTATCACATTCGTATTCTATACAAGCAGCTCTTGATATTGCTTCTTGTGATTGTAATAATTGTACAAGTTGTGGGTTAGAGACAAGTTGTGTAGCTGCTCTTACTGCAGATCTATAGGTTATATATCTTTGAAATGGATTAGGTAAATCTTCAAAAGGATATAAGGTTACTGCATCTATATAATAATCACCTTTCTCAAAGGTAGAAGTATGCTCAACTAAATCATATAGTTTACCACTTCTTGTAACTACATCGTATAGTTTATCATTCAACCCATCATGAAAATCATACCTTAATGTATTAGCAGGTACAGTTATTTCACCAGCAGAAGATAGTGTTAATTTTATATGATGCTCTGTATTGAAATGCCATCCTTCATTCTGTACATCCTTATTAACTTCACATAATATATTATATATAAATGAAATTTCAGGATTCTCTAATGTATTATACTTCTCTTCTTCTCTATAGATTCTAATAGTATCACCAGCTGTTTGAGCAGCAACGGTTACATTACTTCCTGATACTGTAAAACTAATAGCTGTACCATTCTTGGTAACTTTTATCTGTGTTGCACTAGGAAATGTAAACCCTATAGCAAATGATGTTTGGTTAGCTGTAGCTGTATATGTTGTTTCTGATATTAATTCAGTATAAGAACCTAGAGTAGTAACAGGTGATTGACCTATGCTACCCAGTATTGAGTTCACAGCGGATAGTTCGGTATCGGTGTCAATTGTCGAGGTAGCCATAAAGTTATATAAATAAAAAAAGAGGGAGCCCGAAGACTCCCTGTATATGTTGATTGAAAATAAAAGGTTTAGAAAGCAGCAGGTTTTGTTGCTGTACCAGCGTATAGCTCAACACAAGCAGCAGGGTTGAGGTAGTCAGCACCCATAGCCATGCGACCTAAGATCACATCACCTTGATAGATAACTGAAACATCACCTGATGTTACTTGTACTTGAGGTCCGATAGCTTCAACAACTCCAGCACCTTCACGTTGGAATATAAGTCCACATGAGTTTGCGAATTCTGTTTCTTCACCGTACTCATTATTGATTCCAGCTACATCAGCTGCAGCGTCTTCAATAGCAGCACTTACGAAAGAACCTGTATTACCAGGATCAGTTACGTTAGTATCAACTGCATCATTATTACCAGAGGAAGGTGTGTACTTAGTACCATACTTGCTGAAGAACGGAATGTTCATCGACTTGTATAGTTTGATACCAGCAATTTCTAATACACCTTTACCAGACTGCAAGGCTGAACCTTGTACGTCACGGTTAACAAGTCCGTTAGAAATAACACCAGCACTTACATCATTGATTAATGCATAGTACTGTCTAGGTGATATAACACCTACTCTTCCTTCAGAGCTAACACCCTTTTCATCTAGGGCTGCAGCTGCATCATAGAAGGCTGTCACGAGGTTAGTACCAACTAATGCATTATGAGCATCAGCAGCTGTACCAACACGAATCTGAGTTCCACCTGGTTCTACTTTGTTTGTAGCAGATACAGGGCTAGCTGTACGAGCACCACGTGTTAGGGCACGGAAGATTAAACGGTCATACTTCTCAGCGAGAGCAAAACCAATCTTCTTAGAGATCTCTCCACGAAGCTCATAATGAGATAGAGTTTCGTCTAGGTCATACACGAAAGCAGAGCTGATTAAGAGGTCATCCATTTGGATGGTCTTCTCAGCTACTGGCAGCGCATTCTCATTTCCCAAGATAGGTGTACCTGGAACATGATAGTCTGCGGACATGCGACCTGTGTAGATGAACTGTAAAGATTTCCCATTCTTAAGTGTACGCTTCGTAACTAGGTCACGTGCGATTGTATTAGTCTGGAATCCTTTAAACAGCTCACCACTAAATAGCTTTAGATAGGTTCCGTACTTGGTATCGTAAGCAGTGTTAAGTGCTAACGGAGTTGACGCAGTACTATTAATCCTACCCAGAGCGGTAGTCAAAGCGTTTGTCATTTTAAAGAATTAAATTTAAATATATACGTTTCTCAGCTGAAATTTTTTGCGCGATTTTTTGTGGTCTATCCCACCGTCTAGACGGCTGAGGGTATCCTGCGTACAGGGCCAAAGCCAAAGCGAGCAATCGGAATCGAACCGATGACAATAGCTTGGAAGGCTATAGTTTTACCGCTAAACTATGCTCGCTGGAAGTATACTCTTCCTTATGAAATTGTAAATGTGAATATTCTATGTAGATGAAGATGAGCAGCAGCATGAAAACCGCTGCCCATAACTCATTGAATTTAATAAGAAGGTTCTTCATCGTCAACCCCTATTGGTTGATACTCGCAAGGTGCGGTATCTAGTTCCTCGTCTTGAGGTTCTTTTTCATCAGGGTCTGACATTTCTAGAACTTAAACTTAGCACCTATCTTAGTGCCATATGCTGTATCTGCAGTCTCATCAGTTTTAAATGAGATCTCTCCATACACACCGAGTTTCTCTGATGCTGCTACGGAACCTCCGAGTTTACCTGAGAAATCTGTGCTACCATCTACTCCGTCAGCTGCAGTGAATGCAGGACCACCTTGAACATAATATCCAAGTGAACCTACCTCACCTTCATAACCAACGTGAATGTCAGTTGTTCTGGAAGTATAGTCATTACCTGTATAAGATGCATTTGACTCGGCATTAACATAGACGCCAGCCATTGCAGGAGTCGAAGCGATAGATGCCGCTAGGGCTAGTGCAATTTTTTTCATGTAAATAAATTAAATATTTTTTGTGTAAGTTACACCACGATACCTTAGTTTTACTGACATAGTAAATCTCCAGTACCACACCCCCGTTCCATGATGTGGTTTCATGCGACCTTCAAAGAAGGTTGAACGGACGTGGTGTTAACCGATTGACTTGATCTCTTTAGCCGCTAGATCGAGCGGGAAATTGTGTGCGTTTCTTTCATGCATAACTTCCATACCTAAATTGGCGCGGTTGAGCACGTCAGCCCAAGTTGGAACCACCTTTCCAGTGGAAGAAACCACTGATTGATTGAAGTTAAAACCGTTGAGATTAAAAGCCATAGTGCAGATTCCCATACTGGTGAACCATATGCCCACGACTGGCCAAGTAGCAAGGAAGAAATGAAGAGCACGGCTATTATTAAAGCTAGCATATTGGAAAATCAACCTACCGAAGTAGCCATGAGCAGCGACGATGTTATATGTCTCCTCCTCTTGACCAAATTTATAGCCATAATTCTGAGATTCAGTCTCAGTTGTTTCACGGATAAGCGAAGAAGTAACAAGACTTCCGTGCATAGCAGCGAATAAAGCTCCACCGAATACCCCTGCAACACCGAGCATGTGGAAAGGATGC